AGGGGGCAGTACATCCCGATGTGCCACCATTTCCGGCCAGTGATCCACATGCAGCCCTGCACCTGGTCGATGACATCACTGGCGTCGTTGTCGATGTGGAAGGCGCGGAGCTTGTCTGGGGCCAGGAAGCACTTGTACTCGCTGCCGCCGTCTTCGCCGATGAAGCCGTCCGCGCTGGCGCCGAACGAGCCGTCGTCTGTTTTGACCAGACCGACCTGCGTGACAATCAGACCTGTCTGGATTTCGTGCTCCATCCGCGCCTCCGGCTCCAGTTCATGGCCGCGGCGCATCTGCCAGGTCTCGAACCCTCCATCGAGCGGGGCGCCCCCGATGCGCTCGACGGCCAGCTCGAAGGCGTAGGTGAGGGCGGCATTCGATGGCTCTCCCACCTTTTCGCCATCCAGCGCCCTCTGAACAACCTCCGCCTTCGGCCCAGCCTTGTATCCGGCAAGATCGCGCGCCTTGGCTTCACTGTGCCCCGCCAGAATGGCGTCGACGTAGGTTCGCTGCTGCGCGGTCAGCCCATTCACTTTCGAGCGGGCGGTGCTGAACATGCTGGCGGTGATCACTCCAGCGCGGGCCTGCAGCCACTCGGGCGAGCCTTGGGTGCAATTGACGATAATCATGGGTTGGCCTCCAGTACTGTTTTCCGCTTGGTAACGGCGATCTTCACCGCGTCGTATCCGGCTTTGTCACCGCTCGCCTGCATGACCTTCACGGATGCCTGCCATACATCCTTGAGCTCATCTGGCGTGGCGGCCGCTTCGACTTGGGCAAGGATGTCGTTTAGCGCCTGGGCCCGCATTTCCGCCGTATCGGAGCCATCCGACGATTGCGCGTCGTCGTCCCTGACGTCGCCGGTTGTGATGTTCAGCAAGGCGCACATCACGTAGCGCTTGCCGTAGGTGGTGGACGAACCGACGGCTTGAACATCGTTCCGGCCTTTGCCGATGTCGGCCGGCAGGGTCATGGTTGTCTGCTCGCGGTGGCCGTCGCGGTGCATCAGGATGCCGGTGACGCTGATCGACTTGTCCTGGTTCTCCACCTTGAAGGTGATCGCGAAGCCGTGCCGCTGCATGATCGGCTTGACCACCCGGGTGATGTCGTCGAGCGTGGCGTAGGCGTTGCCGGTGTGCAGATTCACCGCCGCTTCGAACACGGTCGGGATCTCGCATTGCATCTGCGCCATGCCGGCGTTGAAGGCGGCTTCTGCTGTCTTGGCCTGCATGCGCTCATGCATGGCCAGGAGCCGCTCCATCTTCTCGATGTCGCAGGTTGGGTCGGCGGCTGCTCGGCTGATCACCGCCATTATGCTGTTGTCGACGGGGCCGGGCGCAGCCACTGCCTGGCGACGCTGTTTGGGCACAATGATTGCCCTGGTCATGGTCTGTGCCTCAGTAAGTGATGGCGATGTTGGGGATCTTGCGCTGGGCAATCAGGGTGATTGCCTGCTTGGCGCACTCCTCGGTCATGCCGCCGGCAGCGAAGGCCTCCAATGCGGCGCGGTTGATGCTGGCCCGGTGCGCCTTGTCGCGCTCGCGGGCCTCTTGCTGCCGGAGGATTTCGGCTGCTGCTGCATCGGCGCGGCGACGCTCTTCCTGGCGCGCCTGCTCGGCTGCCTCCTCTTGCCGTCGAGCGGCGTCCTGGCGCTCCTGCTCCATTCGCTGCTCGGCCGCAACGCGGTCGGCCTCGGCCTGAATCCGGGCGCGCTCGGCTTGTTCGGCTTGCAGCTTGAGTTGCAGGCGCTGGTTCTCGGCTTCGCGCTCTTGTGCGGCAGCCTGATCAAGCAGTTCCTGCTCGCGGCGGGCTGCGGTTTCACGCGCTGCCTGCTGCTCTTGGGCCACACGCTGACGCTCCGCCTCGACTGCGGCCTCCTGTGCCAGACGGATACGGTCCTGCTCGGCCCGCTCTTCTGCTTCGCGGCGCAGTCGGGCCAGTTCGGCCTGTTCGGCGTCGTACTTCTGGCGGACGACCAGGGCGGCCTGCACTGCATTCAGCGAAGCCTCTTTGGTCCGAGCTGCCTCAGCCTCGAATTCCTCCCACGCTTCGCCCAACTGGAACTCGGAGAGCTCGCTGAGGCGCGCCTGCAGTTGCTCGGCATCCAAGGTGCCCAGCTCGGCCAGGTCCTTCATACGGTTGATTGCGTCGTTGTGGCGGTCGATCCGAGCATCCTCGGCAGCTTCCCACTCGGTGAGCGGCCGGCGCGTCTCGTCCCGTAGGGCGTCCATTTTGGTCACGAACTCGCGCAGCTCGGCCTCAACGACCTTCGGCATTTCCTTGAGCCGGCGCAGGTAGTCGCGGCCAGGCTTCTCGACAGCGGTCTTCGACTTGCTGACTTTGGCGGCAAGGCTGGCGATGCGCTCGCGGCCCTTGCGGGTTTTCAGGTCAGGCACTTCGCCCAGTACCTCACCCTTCACCAAGTCGATGAATTGCTGCAGGCCGCCGGCCACGTAGATGGCCGGGGCGTTCGCCTCGCTGATCTCTTCGATCGCGATCAGTTTCTGTTCTGCGGACATTAGAAAACCTCGCGCCAGGCCGGCGCCGTCAGTTGAGTAGGGGAAATGCCAGGTCACCCAGGCACGGAGGTACGCTCCAGGCCCTGGCTGCGGTGGATGGTTGCGCGCTCTCGCCGCTTACGCTCCGGGTAGGTCCGGTTATCCCCTAAGGGCCCGCCGGGCTCGGGTGTGTATTCAGGAAGTGATACTGCCGGCCAGTGCGCTGGCGAGCATGAAGAAGGTGCAGGCGAAGAGCATGGAGAAGGAGCCGCGCCAAGCCGCGATGCGGCGGGCCCGTTGGTAGGAGGTCACGCCCGAACCTCGTAGCCGACCGTCCACTCCCCGCAGATGCAGGCGCGGCACTTCCAGGCAGCGGGGTTCTCGATGCTGGCCAGCGCCGCTTCATTCACCGCGGCGGCGAATGTCGGCCCCTTGAACAGCATCAGCACCCGGTCGGCCGGCATGGCCTGAGTCTCGGGCAGTTCCGCGATCTGCTCGTTGATGAGCGTGGTGATTAATGGCGTGGTCATGGGGCCTCCTTGCGCCGTACGGCAATACGCCGGATGCGCTCGCAGTAGTGTTTGAACTCGTTGGACTCGATGGCCGAGAGGGAGAAGTAGGCGACCACCAGGGTTTCGGCCTTGGCGTCCTCCACCGGGCCAGAGCCCGGCAGAAGCATCGTTTCGATTGCGGCCTCGATGGCGCTGACTGCCAAGCTGTGAGGGCTCATTGCGCCTCCTCGGCCTGGGCCAGCCCTCCCTCTTTGGCGAAGGGGGTTAGCAGCTGGCGGGCGATCTCTTCCAGCGCTGACTCAGGGTTGGCCACGCTCAGGATCTCTTCGGCTGCGGCTGCTGCATCGCTGGTGACCTTGCAGCGCGCAGCCAGAACCAGGCGGCCCAACACCGAGTTGCTGATGCCATTCAGGCCCAGCTGGCCCATAACGAACTCATCCACCGCCTGGGCGAAGCGCTCATAGGTGACGCCCTGCTTCGGGCGCATCCGACGCTGAAACACTACGTCGCGGCGCGCCATCAGCTCAGCGATGCCGTCGTCGATCCAAGTGGATTCGGCGTCAGCTACTTCGCTCACCGCCGGCGGCATCCGGTTGTCGTACTCAAACTGTGCTGCTCGAAGTGCGCCCATGGCGATCTCCAGGTGGGTTATGCGGCCGCATTGGTCAGGAGCCAGACGCGGGTGACCAAACCCACCGTGAAAGGTGGCCTGGCGCCTGCCAATGCGGTCGATGTGAAGGGAAGGGGTGCAGGCGGTGAGCGCTACCTCACATGCATCTGGTCTGGCCGGGTAGGCCCCGGATTCGCCTGCGGTGAACGTCGATTAAGGTGAATACGGGTGAGCGTTACGTTGTGTAAGGCTCACGGTTATGCGCTTTAAATCGATGAAAACTGCATCGGGGTGTGATCTGCATGACGTTTGCCGCCCATTGCTCTCGCGCTGGGTGACGGTACTCAGATCACACTCCGATGCAGCCTGCGATGGGGAGCAGGGCATCGGGCAGTTTTCGTCAGGCTGACGGGGCGCTCACTCGTTGTTGAGCCAGCGCAGAACCTCTTCCTCGTCAATAGCGCTGAGGAATTCGGTCGGGTCTACATCGTTGCTGGCCAGCCATTCGGAGATCTCGGCCTCGTCCATGGTCTCCAGCAGTTTGCCGGCGCCGACGTGGTGGACGATTTCGTGCGGCTCAAGGTCGTGCAGGCGGTCGTCGATGTGCAGCGCCTCGGCAATGTCGCTACCTTTGCCTTCAACCGTCACACGCACTTGGCTGTTCCGGCCCACGCTTTCCACGCTGATGCTATCCGCGTCGAATTTAATGCTCATGCTGTGTTCCTCCAGTGGATTTCCAAAGCACCCGGTCGCCCAGGTGCTTCAGTGAATCGCTCTGTCCCATTACCGCCGGGGTGGCGGGGCGCATTGCATGCCCGGGTCGTTCTCTCGGTTTAGGCGTTTCACCTTCGTCAGCCGTACAGGGTTGTCCCTGTCGTAGGCAGCCTTTCGGGGCTGTCTGATCGCCGGTCGCCGGTAGAGGCAATGCGGTCTGTTGGTTGTTGCGCTGGTTGTTAAAGAGCGGTGAGGCTTGAGGGCCTCCCGAGGGGCTGTGTAGCGCCTCGATGAAATGAACGATAAGCCAATGCCTATTTTTTGTAAATAGGTAATGCCTAACCTTTTCATAAGCGCCTAATCCGCTATCCGGGCTTGCATCATTCGATGGCTCGGGTAAGCTCTGCTTAACACTGGATGGATGTACAGTTAAAGGAGGAAGATATGGCCAAGCAGAAGAAGTCGAGCCCGCAAGCGCGCCAAGAGATGACCGCCCTTGAGCGGCTGGGTCTGCGGGTCTCGTCGATGATCAATCACCCGATCGCCCAAGCTCAGCGCTGGGTAACGATCCATCGCCTAGACACGGACGGAGACATGGAGTGGGAGGAGGTGATGGGGCTGCTGGCTGAAACGTCGGAGCTGGACCTGACGTTCAATGATGACGAAAGCGTGACGGTGAGGTGGGAGGCTCAGGACGCCGGAGATCGAGACGACCTGGTCGTGGAGAGGGATTGGGAGAAGGAAAGGGTGGAGGAGGAGGTGCCTTTCTGACCAGCACGAAAAGCCCGCGCAATGCGGGCTCTTGCAGCTATTCCGTTGGCATACCCAATTTTAATGACTTTGCATGTGCTGCTATGAACGGTGGGGGTAAGGCATTCCCGATCATCAAAGCAATAGCTTCCTTTCCATGAGCGGGGTTGAAGTAATAGTCATGGGGGAACCCTTGAAGAACTGCCGCTTCCCGTAGCGTTATAGTTCGATCAAGCTCCGGGTGTAAAAAGCGCCCTTTTGAAGGATTATGACAGCCACTGGTAATTGTTGGGGAAACTGAATCCCAGTTCATTCTCCCGTAAACATCTCTAAAACCGTCACTTTTTTTGTGGCAGTCTAGTTGATATTCAGCGGCTAAGTCTCTTCTACTTCCACCATTCTTCGGGATCAACGAAATGATACGTTGAACGGCCGGGGTCCTACGTTCAGGAATTAAATGTACAGGATCTTCAAAAGACGCTGAGTCAGGAATGGAGGAAAATGCTTCACGCACAGTCATTCTAGTTTCTGATTTCATTGCTACAGCGGGCACGTGAACTCGTGAGGCAAGCATAATTAGTCGCTTGCGTCGCTGTGGTACTCCAAAATTGGCAGCGTCTAATACTTGGACTGTACAGTTGTAGCCAAGAGCTTCAAGGTCACGTATTGCTAGCTCAAATCTATTATCTTTCGTAAGCGAGGGAACGTTCTCGAGCATAATGCATTTTGGCATCATGATTTTTGCAAAACGAATAAAATCGCTTATGAGGTCGTTCCGCGCATCAGCTACAGAGTTGGCCTTGTTTTTAGTTCGCAGTCTAGAAAAACCTTGGCAAGGCGGGCATCCGGCGAGCAAATCTAGCTGTCCTGGATTTATCCCAGCATCAAGCATGATCTGGCTTGGATCCAGTTCGCGGATGTCTCTGTCATAAAGCGCAACATGCGGATGGTTGGCTCTATATGTTTCAATAGCTTTCGGCGCAATCTCAACTGCGGCGGTAACGCGGAAACCCGCTTGCTCTAGGCCAAGGCTTAAACCTCCGCAACCACTGAACAGGTCTACGGCGATGAATTCGCGGGTTTTCAATGATTTTGATCCTGGTGCCAGTCAAGCGCTTCGCGCCCTATTTTACATGATTCAGCCATAATTTCAATTGTTGGCGAATCGTGTTCAAATCATCATTATCAATCGGGATCTTGGCGGTCGATACTTTCTCTAAAACGCTCATTTCTGCTTGAGGGAGTTCAATTGCACCTTGAGTCAAAAAGATCCTTAATTGGTCTTTAGCATCTTGCGCATCTTTGCAATCGGCGCCGAGTTGGGGGTCATGAGCGTCAAGAAGTATCTGTTCGGGACAGCGTTTAGGCAGATAGGCTAGCCGCTTTCTAGCCCAGGCCAGGTATTCTAAATGGGAATTTATCTTGGCTGCGTTGTGTTGCTCCGCTCCGTTCCCTCCTTGAAGAAGGAAATGCGGTGCGCAGCCAAATTCTGCTTTAAGCAACAGTTCGAGGCTGGAGTATTCAGCTGGTGGTATTTTTAGTGGGTCGGTGAAATCATTAACTTTCTTTTTATCTCCGTCCAAGTAAACGAATATATCATCGCCAGATGTCATTGCTGAGGGTATATGGTACTTTAAGATTGATTCAGCCCCGCCAGGGGCAATTTTTATTTCAATTGCCTGTTGGTCTCCTGCATCTAAACCCTTAATCGAGTGGGTTATTATTTGTTCGGCGAGCGGGTCTTCAACAAGAATTCTTTTTGTTTTAGGCTGTTGCCTCCCTAGGCGATGAAGCGCAGCATATGGAGAGCAATGAGGCAGAGCTCGAGTTTGCTGTTGGCCGTTGTCTTCAAGGACCTTTATTGCAGAGGCTGGAAGGCCATCTAGGAAGTCGCTTGAGTGTGTTGATATAATTATCTGGTGGTGCTTAATCTTGATTTGCTCAAGTAGAAATCTCAGTAGGGCTCGCTGGGCTCCGGGGTGTAGAGATGTCTCTGGTTCATCAAGCAAGATAAGCGAATACTTTTCAGCAGCAAGGAGTTGCACGACAGCACTTACAGCAGCGATCTCGCCGCTTCCTGCGAAAGCTTCTGAGTATTCAAATCCGCGCTTAAATACTACGCTCATGTCTTGGCCCCTGTTGCCCGGGTAGAGCGAGTGGCGTACAAGTTGCGCTGACGTGTATTCCCTTCCGAGGATATTCGATACGTGAAACAGTTCTTCGTCTGTCAGTGGCCGGTTCTCAAAAAGCTTTTGCCTAGGCCCGTGCTTATAGCTCTGTTTGTTTTCAGCGATAATACGTTTCAGGCGTTGGGCCTCAAGCTTCATTGAGCTCCTATTCTGATCTCCTCCTTCATCGGTATAAAAATACCGATCAAAAGACCCGAAAGTCATTTTGAAGTTTATGTAAACAACCTTTCGCCTTACTGGGTTCCATCTATCCTTAGATTTTCCCTCGAATTTTTGTGCTGGGATGGGTGGCATGCCATCTGCTTCACTCCTGCGGTAGGGCTCCCAGTAGTCCTCTTTGCGGCCAAGCCTTGCCTTACGTGTTTCTACAATACCTTTGTAAGACTCGTTCCAATGGCCATAGACATATCGTTGTGGATCCTTTTTGGATCCCTCAATAGGGTCCAAGTCAGTGGCGAACCAAAATTTGCTGGTTGTATAGCCGAAGGGCATGCCCCATAAAGCGTGCAATATCGAGCTTTTGCCAATTCCGTTGGCGCCTACAAGTGCCGTTAACGGAAATTCAAAATCTATTTGAGTTCCTGGTTCAATTCCTTTGAACTTCGGAAATCGAGCATGAGTGATGTAGCTTTTGAGAGGCTTGCCGGGTTTAAATTTTTCTAGCGTAGTGACCAGTTCGGCAATGGCTTCATTGTCATTCATACTCTGATCCGTGTCATAGATTTAGTTTTGGTGTAGAGCTTAATGGGTATTATTAAAGGCTACAGGTTTCTTTAAGCACAAGTCGGGCAAGGGTCGGGGGGTGGTTAGTCTCACTATTTATTTTCAAACTAAATGTGCATTCCACACCAACAGCACACGAGCCTGAATGTAGGTCATGTCCCGGCGGATCAGCCGATCCTTGTGCCTGGTGTTGTCCGAAATCATCTCGAAATGTTCCTCATCCGCCACCTGCAGGCGCTTGATGTAGATGTGGTCATCCCAGTAGAAGAGGTAGATCCCGTCGCCCACGAATTCGCGGACGTTGATATTTACGATCAGCGGGTCACGGTGCTTGATGGTGGGCTCCATCGACTGGCCCCAACCGGTGACCACCTTCAGGTGGTAGTGCTCCTCGAACTCGACGCCGATTTCCCGCAGGTGACTGGGGCTGACGCGAATGTCCTTTAGCATCTCCGGGTAATCGTGCGGGATCTGGCCGCCACCCATTGCTGCGCGAATATCGTAGTGGGCGATCCGGACCTCGTCGCCGACCAGGCCAGGCCGGGAGAAGTCCGCGGTAATCACATTTCCCTCATCGGTCGCTTCGGCGGCTGCAATCAACTGCGCGCGCGCCGAATCCGACAAGTTCTTGCCTTGGTTCGCGAGCATGGCGCGAACCATGTCGGCAGCTGAGGTTGGCGCCGGCTCTGCGACAGGTTCCGAAGTGACGTCCTGGATGCTCTCGTAGGAAAAGCCAGGGCGAAGCCCCCAGTGTTCAGGACCCACTACGTCAGAAAAGTATGCGATCACGTCCATCAGCTTGGACTTGTCGATCCGGCCGTTTTTCACCCAGCCCTGCACCGACGGAGGCTTCACCTGGAAGTCGTCTGCGAGCTGTTTCTTAGATACGCCCTTGGCGATCCGCGCAGCATCAATGGCTGCACCTAATTCTGGTCCGGTAAGCATTGCCTAATTAGGCCTATCGCTAGTGCGATTAGGCAATGGCTTGTATAAGATAAGGTATTGCCTTATATTCATCGGTAAATCTCCAGGATAGAACTCATGAAATCAGCAGAAGCAGCCAAAGAAGCATCCCGCGTGCTGGGCAGCCAGGCGGAATTGGCGCGCCGGCTGAATGTTGCGGCACCCACCGTCAACCAATGGTGTTCAGGAGAGCGCACGGTCCCAGCCAAGCGCGCACTGCAGATTGAGGCGCTTACGAATGGCGCCGTGAATCGTGCCGATCTGTGTCCGTCGTTCCCGTGGAACCAAGTCGACAGTAATCCGACCCGCGCGCTTTCCGCCGCCTAACCACTTTCCCAAGCAAGGAGCCACCACTCAATGAGCTACGACGATAGCCGGCATCTGAAAGACCGGGAGATCAAGTCCCGTTATGACGAGGATACCTACGAGGCTGTGAGGGCGGTTGCAAAGCTTCACCGGCTTCAACCAGCGGTGTTCGTACGCATGTGTGTAGAGGAGAAGCTCGCTCTGCTAATTGCTCAGGATGATAACGAGACTGCGCACACGGCCTGAAGGCCCGCAAGGGGGACTCATGGCCGAAACGATGATTTGTCACGGCCTCGAGGAGCGCTTCTACCGAAAGCTTGAAGAGATGGCGATGAAAGCCGGGATGACCCCCGAGCAGTACGCCGTCCAGTTAGTACGGGAAAGCCTCCTAGAGAAAACGAGGCCTAAAGGCGCCGGCAAGCTCCGGCACCTGCCTCGGCCTTAAAAGGCCCTGAAAAGGGAGCGTCTGGCTACAGGCAGCGCAACCGGAAGGGCTTCATTTTTCCGCGCATGCGCGGATCGGTGCCCATGGGCTTCGCACTATCAAGGTACGAACCCCAGGCACAAAAAAACCGCCTGGCGGGGCGGTTTCTTCAACTACTGCTTCGAGGACGATTATGCATACCTCCTTCCCTCATGTACAGGCCCTGTCCAGGGCCGCGCCACACCATGCGAACCACGAGTTCGTGGCGCGCACGATGTCATCCCGTGAAATTGCAAACTTGACCGGAAAGCGCCACAACAACGTGAAGCGTGACATCGCCGCCATGCTGGCTGACCTGAAAGAAGATGCGCTCAGTTTTGAGCACATCTACCTGGACGGTCTTAATCGCGAGCAGGTCCAGTACCTGCTCGACCGAGAGCACACCGATTGCCTTCTGGCTGGCTACAGCCCGGCGCTTCGCATGAAGGTGATACGCCGCTGGCGTGAGCTGGAAGGCCAGTCCGAGGCGCCCCAGGCCGTCATGGCCAACGGCACCAAGGTGATTGGCGAGATCGCCATCATGGAGTGCTTCGCGCGCCTGCTGAAGCCGGCCGCGTCGTGCCAGATGCAGATGCTGGCCAAGATTGCGGAGAACAACGGCCTCGATCCGAAATTTCTGCCGAGTTATGCGGTGGATGCCCCCGCTGATGCAGCTGGCGGAAGTTCGTTGCCTACCAAAGCGCTGACTGCGTTGCTCAAGGACAACGGCGTCCGGATGCCTCCAGCTTCGTTCAATAAGGCCCTGCAGGAGGCCGGGCTGATCAAGGTCATGCAGCGCAAAAACTCCAAGCAGGAAACGGTCACGTTCTGGGCGATCACCGACAAGGGGCTGCGCTACGGCAAAAACCTGACCAGCCCTCGATCCCCTCGTGAAACGCAGCCGCATTGGTACGTCGATCGCTTCCTTGAACTCGCCGGATTGGTCGGCGTAGGGAGTGAGTAATGGCCGGAGACTGGATAAAAATGCGCGTAGATCTTCAGACCCATCCGAAAGTTTTCCGCATGGTGTCCGCATTGCGTGCGGACAGGTTGCGGGTGATTGGTGGACTGCATGTTGCTTGGAGCATCTTCGACACCCATTCTGCTGATGGCGTGCTGTATGGGTACACCACTGATGCGATGGATGCGGTTATCGGCTGGCCAGGTTTCACGCAGGCCATGATCGACGTTGAGTGGGCCGACATCGATGAGGATGGAAGCCTTGTCATGCCCCGCTTTGACGAGCACAACGGGGCCAGCGCCAAGCGCCGAGCGAATGACAGCGAACGCAAGCGCGAGTCGCGGAAAGCGAATTCTGTCCGCAATTCGTCCGCAAGTGATGCGGACAAATCGCGGACCAGAGAAGAGAAGAGAAGAGAAGATAAAGAACAAGATCAAAAGACTTCGTCATCTGGCGATGACGCTGACCTGTTCTCTCGCTTCTGGAAGCTGTTCCCGCGCAAAGTGGGCAAGGCCAACGCCGAGAAGGCTTGGGCGAAGCTCAAGGTTGACGCCGACCTGTTCGACCGTATGGCTACGTCGCTGGCAGCGTGGAGCATGTCCGTGGACTGGACCAAGGACGGCGGCCAGTTCATCCCCCACCCAGCCACCTGGCTGAACGGCAAGCGCTGGGATGACGAACTGCCACCTGCTGGCAACGTCCACCAGTTCCCACCGCGTCGTCAGGCCAACGGCCCCGATTTCAGCGACACGTCCTGGGCTGACGACTTGGGTGACCTATGAGTGCACAACCGAAGGTGCTCAGCGTCATGCAGATTATGGCGGCGACCAAGAACCTGCCCGCCGAGGTGCAGGCCCCGGCCAAGCAACTGGACCAGCGCACCACCAAGGTGGTCAACGCTTTGTTTCTGGAGCTGCAGGCCATCTTCCCTGCGTGGAAGCAGGCTTGGCCTGATGACGACGCACTGATGGCCGCCAAGCGCAGCTGGATCAAGTCCTTCGCCGCGGCTGGCATCAACACCTTGGAGCAGATCCGCTTCGGCATCCAGAAGTGCCGGTTGCTGGGTACCGACTTCGCCCCGAGCAGCGGCAAGTTCATCAAGCTGTGCCAGCCGACGCCAGAAGAGATGGGCATTCCACCGCTTGTGCGCGCCCTGGCAGAAGCGCTGGAGAACTTCCACCCCAGCAGGGCAGGTTCCCGCACCTGGTCGCACGCAGCGGTGCGCCACGCGGCCCTGCAGTGCGAGGCGCACAACCTGGGCCATATGGAGCCAGAACGCGCCGAGAAGGTGTTCGCCCGGGCCTACGACATCACCATCCGCATGCTGGTCTCCGGCGAGCCCCTTGGCGATATCGCCACCGGCATCGGCCACGACAGCCAGAAGAGCCTGATCGAGCTAGCCGACGAGTATGCAAGCCAACGCCAGGCCCGCCTGCTGGACCTCCAGCAGATCCCATCGAGCGCGGCCGCCTGCCGTGCACACCTGCTGGCCAAGTTGAACATCAAGCGCGCCGGGCAGCCGGCCGGGGAGGGGGTGTGATGAATTCCCTGTGGCTGGCTTTCGTCTTCGCGCTGTGCGCTCTCGGCGGATGGGTTGGCGCCTACGAGAGCATCAAGAACGACTGCGATCGTGTCGGCGGCTTCTACATCGGCAACACCACTTACAACTGCACCATCGGGAGAGCCAGGCCATGACCGAGAAGATCAGCGTCAACAGCCAGGCCAAGCTGTCCGAGGCCGTCACCATGCTCACCCGCCTGTTCCGCGACAAGAAGTTCGTCGTGGTCAGCATGCGCCCGGGCAAGGACCGCACCCTGGACCAGAACGCCCTGTGGTTCGCCATGTACGAGCGGATCGCCAAGAGCACTGAGATGGGCGACATCGAGGACGTGCGCCGTTACTGCAAGCTGCACCTGGGAGTGCCGATCATGCGCGCTGGCTGCGCGGAGTTCCGCACCGGCTGGGCTGAGTCGTTCATCCACCTGGATTACGACGTGAAGCTGCGCCTGATGGGGCCGTGCGCCATGTTCGGGCCGGATGGGTTCCCGGTCACCCGGTTGTTCGACCGTGCACAGGGCTGCCAGTACACCGACCGGATCGTCGAGGAGTTCACGCCGCGGGGCGTGCACTTCGCTGACCTGCTGGGGGAGGAAGCGGCATGAGGCATCAATTCAAGGCTGGTGACCTTGCGCTGATCGTCGGCACCCTCACGGCATACGAGACGCTGGGCAGAACGGTGGAGCTGATTGAATACCTTGGGAATGACCGGGTGATTTTCCTTGAGGCTGGCGGCTGGGTAGACAACGTCGAGGAGAACCGTATCTGGCTCGTTCGGCTGACCGATGGCCAGTACACCGACAAGCGCGGTGTGACGACCTCCGAAGGGCCATGCAGAGAGCAGTTCCTTATGCCCCTGCGCGGCGACTTTCAACCCGCGCAGCAGAAAGCCAAGGAGGCCGAGCCATGCGCGTAGCCGAGATCAAGCTGAAGAAGTGCAAGGCGCCAGGTTGCGGCCAGCGCTTCAAGCCGACAATGACCACGCAGAAGGTGTGCAGCATCGCCTGTGCCAAGGCCATGGCCAAAGATCCGAAGCTGCAGAAGGTCGCGGCCAAGGTCATCACCAAGCAGGCCCGCCAGGACCTGCAGAAGCGCCGGGAGAAGCTGAAGACCCGCCGCGAGCACATGGCCGAGGCGCAGGCCGCGTTCAATGCCTACATCCGCGAGCGCGACGCCGGCCTCCCGTGCATCAGCTGCGACTCGAATCCGAGCGACCACGACCTGATTACCGGCAGCCGCTGGGACGCTGGCCATTACCGCTCGGTGGGCGCCTGCCCCGAGTTGCGGTTTGAACCGTTCAACGTCCACCGCCAGTGCGTGAAGTGCAACCGCAACCTGTCGGGGAACGCGGTCGAGTACCGCATCCGCCTGGTGAAGCGCATCGGAGCTGACCAGGTTGAATGGCTCGAAGGGCCTCATAAGCCCCAGCGCCTGACCATCGAAGACCTGCAGGCCATCAAGGCCCTGTACAGGCAGAAGCTCAAAGACCTGAGGAGGGCGGCTGCATGACCTGGACTATCGCAGATACAGCCGGCGCGCTGCTGGTGGTCATGACCATCGCTTCCACCTGGTGCGTAGTGCGCGCCAAGGGCATCGAAAGTCGCCGCAAGAAGGAGAACGGCCCATGCAACTGAACAGCGCACGCCAAGCGTGGCACGACTGCCTCTACACTGCGTGGGACAGCCAGGGCGCATTCATCGAACAGCTGGGCCTGTTGGGCACTATGGTCCAGACCACAGAGAAGCAGCGGAAGGCGAGCCATGCCGTGCACCAGGCGTTGGCCGGTGGTGTGCAGGCGGTAATCTTCAAGCTGCCCGGCAGTCTACGCGCCTTCGGCAACTTCATGTACGCCCCGCAGAGCGGCGACAACGAGCGCGAGGTGGCCGAGGAGTGCGTGTTCTCGCTGGCAATGGCCAGGTCGGGCCGTATGACCGCGGCCAAGCGCGAGCGCTGTGAGTATGTGGCCAAGGGCGTGATGTTCCGGTACCGCCGCATGCACCAGGGCGGGCAGTCATCAGCGCAGGACCCGTTTGAAAGCCCGGAGTGGTTCAAGCGCTGGATCGACGATGTGCACGGCGTGACGCTTCCCTCATGCGCCTGGGCCAGGGACTGGGAGCCATTCGTGCAGATTTGCTTCGAGGTCTGCGAGGACCTGGACAAGCGCGCACTGTCGCCGGTGTCAGCCGCAATCTACGAAATGAAGGAGGCCGCTTGAGGGCCTATTGCGTTCCCGCACGTGTGATGGCACTATTTGTCCATTGTTAGAGTTTTGCCTTCGGCAAGCTCATCTAGAAACCGGCCAAAGCGCCGGTTTTTTTGTGCCCGCAGAAAAGCAAAAGCCCCGAACTGGTCGGGGCTTTCTTGTTTGTGCAGCGAGAAAAAGAGAGGGCGACTCCAGCGGGTGCTGTAACACCCAAGGGAGACGCCAGATCGCAGACTACACCTGCAAGCCAGCCAAGGCCCTCACTGCTCGCGCGAGCGGGGCGGAGCCTAGCAGAAAAATCCAAGGCTTTGCAGATGCTTAAAGATATCCGTTGCGGTAATTGCAAACGACTCCTCGCCCGAGCGGCGGGGATCACCCAGCTCCAGATCAAGTGCTCCCGCTGTGGGGCGCTGAATCATGTGAGGGCCTCGAGCCCCGAGCCATCGCCTTTGAGCGACATGAATGCGGAAATTCCGCAAATCAACCCTCGCTTATAGGAAAAAAATCAATGGCTTTTAACTACCCTCTGCTCGCTCAAAGCGGTGGCTCTGTTTTCCCTCCTAAAACCATTCTTGGTGTTAATCAGTACATTCAGTCGCCCAATGGGCGGTACAGGCTGATCAACCAGTCGGACCTGAACCTTGCTCTGTACGATGGCCCAACCGCAATTTGGGTTGCTGATAAGCACTCCCCAAATAGTGACGAGTATTATCCGAAGGTGTGGAAGAAAGACGACGCCTCCCAGGTCTACATGAACCACGTATTGGGGCTGCTGGACCTCGACCGCCGCCGTATTTGGCACACAGTGAACACCGACATTCCCTACGGCGGTAGCCAAGAAAATGCGGCCGGGCGTACTTACCTTCAGCTCCAGGATGACGGCAACATGGTCATCATCGATGCATTTCCCCTGTGGGAGATTACTGCATCGGTCTCTATCAAGCCGCAGTCCACTGCCTCAATCATCAAGCCTGGCACCATTCTTAATCCCGGCGACACCTTCAAAGCCGGCAAGTCCCGGCTTGTCTTCCAAGGCGACGGCAACCTGGTCTTCTACGGTGAGAACGACCGTGTTATTTGGGCGTCCTACACCCAAAATAAAGGTGCTGCCTTCGCAGCTATGCAGACGGACGGCAACTTCGTCATCTACAGCACCGATCGGAAGCCCCTGTGGCATACCGGCACTGATGGTCACCCAGATGCCTACGCCCGGGTTCAGGAAGACGGCAGCTTCTCGATCGTGATGGATCGCGTGTGCTGGGCTCGCTTTGGCTTTACGCCGACCGTTAAGCCGATTCGCGTGTATTACCCAAATCACGCCGACCCGATTGAGCAAGGCACTGACCCATTCCCTACCTATGGCCATATCGGCTTTGAGTTCTGATCTGTAACAAGGTGAGGCATGTCTGAAAGGCATGTCTCGCCACACTTTAGATCGAGCGTGCTTATTGACGCCCGAAATCACGATTTTATGGCGGAGCCGCCCGCTGCTTAGCCAGGAGAACACTGATGGACCCGACCGACCTCGGCCCAGGCACAGCCACCTGGCTGGGCGGAACGGGCACCGTCTTACTGGGCGGCTTTTTATGGCTCCGCAAGTTTCTCTCGAAGGATGCCGCCGACCGCGCCATGGACAACGCTGACATCGGCACCGTGCGCCGTCTGAACGAACTGCTCGACTCCGAGCGCGAGGCCCGCAAGCTTGCCGAGGCGCGCGCCGACCAATTCGCCAAGGAGCGTAACGAGCTCGCTGCAGCAGTTGGTCGAATGGAGGGGAAGATTGAAGCGCTGACCGGGCAGGTGTCTCAGCTCACCGACAAGGTGACGAGCCAGAGCGCCGAGATCGCCCGGCTACGCGCTCAGCTTGGAGGTGATGCGTGATGGACAGATGCGCACTTGAATTTGTCGCTCGCCGCTGGTGGCGCCGGGCTGAGATCTGGGTTATCGCCCTGGTGTTGATAACCGGTGGTGCGGTGCTGGGCTGGCAGTCGGCTTATTGGGCCATGACCAGCACCCAGGCCAGCCAAGTAAAGCAGATCCGCGAAGCCTACGACGCCGCCATGGCTGAGCGCGATCAGCGCCTGGATGAGCTGACCCGGAAGGCGGAGAACGCCGCCGCCAAAGCATCCAAGGCTGCAATGACCGCCAACCAGGCAGCCGATAAAGCGGACGAGGCCCTCAATCGGGTTGCGCCGTAACTGCGCTATAGGATCCTTTGATCACTGAAAGATCAAGATTCGTCTCATCGTTGTCAGGCGTTACGCCGAACGAATGATTGCCAAATTGGCCCAGTGAGATGCAAGCGGTCACCCGAGGAGTGGTGCCGGCATCACGGACTCGGATCATCTCTCGAACCAATCCATCCATGATAGGGCCGTGCGCATCTATTTGAAGGTGTGTGACCATGGATATACGTTCTGCCAGCGCGTGCGCATCGGTGTACTGATGAGACTACTTGTTCCTGACCCTGAAATTCTTACTGAGGTCGAGGCACAAAGTTACTTCGCCATCCTTGTTGCAGATCTCAGCATCGGTTGATTCCAGTCCGTACCAAGTATCGCCGTCAATCTCGATGTGGATTGCAGTTGTCTTCTTCAATAGCGAGCGCCGCATGAGACCACCTCCTGAAAAGGGCAAGCATACATGACCACCATTGCGTACAAGGATGGCGTGATCGCCTACGACTCGCAGATCACTCGTGGAGAGGTAATCGTCTACGACGACTATGACAAGTGCCTGGTCCGTGATGGCGTGCGCCTGTTCTGTTCGGGTGCTACGCCAGACTTCCTGGTGCTGGTTGACGTCTACTTTGGTGCAAAGCCTGCCGGGCCAGTAGATGTGACGGCTATGGTGCTCGATGGTGAGAGCCTGATGCTCGTGGCAATCGACAATGACACGGGCCTCTCGAGGTCGCCAATCATGCTCGACAGGCCGTATGCCATAGGTAGCGGGACGCCATTCGCCTTTGCTGCCATGGATATGGGGGCATCCGCCGAAAAGGCCGTCGAGATGGCAGCCAGGCGAGATACCAGTACTGGCGGCAGGGTTCGTACATTCCGGATATGCGAGTAGGCAGCCGCAGTCTAATGCGGCGCCTTGAGAAGTTTCAGCCACCTACCTGCTATAGATCATCAAGCTTGTAGTGAGCTCCCTTGTGTTTTCTATCTAGCTCAATGAACTCGTCGGTCGCTTCGCTCCAGAGCTCAATGTATCTCTCTGACTCCGGCCTGCTGAGCCCGACGAAGACCTCTTCACCGGCGGAGTTCGTATAGATGGCCTTCTGAAGTGTCAGAAGTTTGCGGGTTGAGGGTTCCAGATTAAGCATTCATTCGGCCTCGTTCAGACGGTCGCATTCCCGCTCGGCATCAGCCTGAGACGAGTAGTAGTCAGGCAGGTTTTGTTTAGTGCTCGAATCGTAGATGGCAAAGCCAGGCGGGGATGACGTCGAGGTTCTTAGCCCATGCTTTGCGCCGCCGATCTCAATAGAGACTCGCCGTTTCACTTTGTATCTCGGCTCCATGGTTCCTTCCTTGTAGTTGGCGTACGAGCCCCATCAATACCGGCAAACAGCCAGTACTTCAAGATGTAGGTTTTTTATGAGTCGACCTGTGCCTCCGACAGATCTTCTGGGTTCCCCGTGTTTGACTCTTCGCCCAGCACCTGAGGTTTGGGAGTGGGTACAAACCGAGATCCTCGCTGATACAGGTAGCATCCATAACCCCGAGCACGCCCATTTGATTGACGCAAACATCGGCGTCCTGTGGGCATCGACGGGATTCGCCAAACAGGGGCGCGTGGTTCTCGGTCAGGCCGAACAGCTGATGTTCCGCGCTGGCGGGTGGCAGAAAGCCCGGCAAGAGCAGCAGATGCGGGAGTGGTTCGGGGAAGAGCCGTCCTACCTCATCACCCTGGCTGGTGATTACTGCGCCCAGTGCAGCGACGCGGAGTTCTGCGCCCTGGTCGAACACGAGCTCTACCATATCGCCCAGGCAACCGATGAGTACGGCGCCCCGAAGTTCACCCAGGAGGGGCTGCCCAAGCTATACCTGCGTGGTCACGACGTAGAAGAGTTCGTCGGTGTTGTTAGGCGCTACGGTGCCAGCGAAGACGTACAGCAGCTTATCTACGCTGCAAGCCGGCCGCCAGAGGTGGCCAAGATCATCATTTCGAGGGCCTGCGGAACCTGTCTGCTCAAGTCGGCGTGATCCTTGACAGCCCTTGACGGAACCCAAATCTATGGCAGCCCTGAAAAATGAGGTGAAGGCCTTCATCGTTCAGGCTCTGGCCTGCTTCGATACACCGAGCCAGGTGTCGCAGGCCGTCAAGGAGCAATACGGGGTGGAGGTATCTCGCCAGCTGTGTGAGAGGTACGACCCGACGAAGTATTCCGGGCGCGACCTGGCGCAGAAGTGGAAAGATTACTTTCACGAGTGCAGGACCCGGTTCAGAGAGGAAACCAGCGACATCCCGATCGCCAACCGGGCATACAGGTTGCGCGGTCTGAGCAGGATGGCCGAGAAGGCCGAGAACATGCGAAACCTCGCCTTGACAGCCCAGCTTTACGAGCAGGCGGCCAAGGAGTGCGGCGACATGTACGTCAACCGCAAAATCGAACCCGACAAGCCCCTGGGCTCCCAGGCGGACCAGCAGCACGCCATTGCTGAGTACAAGCTGGAGCCAGACGAGAATGTCCCCGCTACCCCGTACCTATGAGGCACCGGTAAAACTGACGCCCAAGCAGGCGAACATCTACGTCTGGGGCTTCCAGCGTAATGCGCGCTTCCGTGATGCGGTATGCGGGCGTCGATTCGGTAAGACCTTCCTCGGCAAGGCGGAGATGCGCCGCGCGGCTCGCCTGGCTGCTGAGTGGGGCGTGAGCGTAGAGGATGAGATCTGGTACGCGGCCCCGACGCAGAAGCAAGCCCGCCGGGTGTTCTGGCGCCGACTGAAGCAGGCCATCCCGCGAGAGTGGCGAGAGTGCAAGCCGAACGAGTCGGACATGCTGATCACGCTCAAAAGCGGTCACCTGATCCGCTGCGTGGGTCTGGAGAACTACGACGACCTGCGCGGTTCAGGCCTGTTCTTCGTTCTGGTGGACGAATGGGCGGACTGCAAGTGGGCGGCTTGGGAAGAAGTCCTGCGGCCGATGCTGTCGACGTGTGAGTACGTGATACCTGACGTCGGCAAGTGCAAGGGCGGCCACGCGCTGCGCATTGGCACCCCCAAGGGCTTCAACCACTGTTTCGATACATACCGTGATGGGCAGCCAGACGGCGAGCCCGATCACAAGAGCTGGCTCTACACCTCGTTGCAGGGCGGCAACGTCCCGGCCGAGGAGCTGGATGCCGCTCGCCGGAAGATGGACCCGCGCACGTTCCGGCAAGAGTACGAAGCCAGCTTCGAGAACTATGCCGGGGTCGTTTACTACACCTTCAGCCGCAGCGAGAGCCGCACCAGCGAGCGAATCAAGCCGGGCGAGGCCCTGCACATCGGCATGGACTTCAACGTCATGAAGATGGCGGCGGTGGTCTACGTCGTCAGAGATGGCCTGCCCTTGGCCCTGGATGAGATCCATTCGGTGCGTGACACGCCGGAGATGATCGAGAAAATCAAGGCGCGCTTCCCTGGGCACGGTATCGCGGTTTACCCCGATGCCAGCGGCCAGAACACCAGCAGCAAGAACGCCAGCGAGTCTGACCTGTCCCTGCTGCGCAAGGCTGGATTCACGGTGATCGTGGGTACGCAGAACCCTAGCGTCAAAGACAGAGTGAACTCGGTCAATGCAATGCTGCTGAACACCTACGGTGATCGGCGCCTGAAGGTCAACATCGACCAGTGCCCACAGCTGGCTCTGTGCCTCGAGCGGCAGACCTACGACAAGCATGGCGACCCGGACAAAGACCCGAAGAAGGGGCACGACCACATGAACGACGCCGCCGGCTACTTCATCGCCAAGCGATACCCAATCAACGTGGAAATGACCATAAGCCAATCCCTGAGAATGTGACCATGAGCGATAACCCGAGCATCACGCTGCCAGCAGTCAACGCGATGCGTGAGTACTGGGCTGTGATCTCTCCGCTGATGGGCGGCACCATGGCCATGCGGGCCGCGGGTAAGTGCCTGCTCCCGCAGTATCCGGCCGAGGCCGACGATTCCTACCAGGAGCGCCTAAGGCTCTCGACCCTGCTGCCGGCCTATTCCGAGACGGTCGGCAACATGACTTCCCGCGTGTTCGCTGAGCCGCTGCAGATTGGCGACGATGTTCCAGATGACATCGTGGAAATGACCAAGGATATCGACTGTGCGGGCAACGACCTGAACTCCTGGGCGGTTGGCTTCTTCAGCGAGGGCATGAGCCACGGGCTTTGCCACGCGTTCGTTGACCACCAGCGCGCCGACCAGGTGAAGACGAAGGCCGAAGAGAAGGCCGCAGGCGTTCGCCCCTATGTCGTGCTGGTTAAGCCCGAGCAGGTGCTGGGCTGGCGGTCCAAGAACGGCGTGCTCACCATGATCCGCTTCCTCGAAGTGGTTGAGGAAGAAGACGGCGAGTTCGGCGCGATTTGCGTCGAGCAGATCCGTGTTTTAGAGCCTGGCGCATGGCGAATCTATCGCCGGAAGGAAAAGGGCGGCGAGTTCGTCATCCATGACGATGGTGTGAACAGTCTGACCCATATTCCATGGGTTACCTTCTACACCGGTCGCACTGGCTTCATGACCGCCAAGCCGCCGATGCTGGAGCTGGCGCACCTGAACGTGAAGCACTGGCAGAGCCAGAGCGATCAGGACAACATTCTCCACGTCATCCGCGTGCCTATCCTAGTGCGCATCGGCGTGCAGATGAGCTTCAATGACCAGGGCGTCCCGGTATCTCCTGAGTTCAAGGTCGGCACCGGCTCGCTGACTGACCTGCCGAAAGACGGCAACCTCAAATACGTAGAGCATACCGGCCAGGCTGTCGAGTCCGGGCGCACTGCTTTGCAGGACCTGATCAACGAGATGCGCATGGCCGGCGCCAAGCTGCTCACGCCTGACAAGTCCGCGACCAAGACCGCGACTCAGGCGGAAGAGGAGGCAGCTCAGGAGTTGTCGCCTCTGGCCCGTGTGGCTCATCACTTCGCCGACTGCCTGGCCCAACTGCTGCAGTACATGGCTGACTACCGCTCTCTCGGCGATGGCGGCACTGTCGAGATGCGAGGCAACTTCGACGTTGACTACATACCAGAGGTGTCGCTCCCGACGCTGGTCTCCATGGCGAACGCAGGCATGATCTCCAAGGAGACGCTATTCACCGAGATGCAGCGCCGCGGCGTGATCAGCGATGAATACGACTGGGAAGACGAACTGGCCAAGATTGAGGCTCAGGGCCCGGCCCTCGGTACGCTGTGATGAGTACGGCTAATGAGCAGTTGCTGAACGAACTGATCGGGCATGAGGTTGATCTGTCCAGGCTGAGCAACAGTCAGGTCGTGACGATCATCAAGATCTTGAACAACAAGGATGCCGACCTCCGGGCAGCCTTGATCGAGGCGATCGACAACCTGGACGCCGACCTGTCGGCCTCGGCCGTAGATTTTGCCCTGTCAGCGGTGCTTCGGATCAACCAGCAGACCTTCGTCGAGATCCGCCTGGCGATGGACCGGATAACCGACGGGCTGATCAGCTACGAACTTGCATTCCAGCAGAGCGCGCTTCGCGCGGCTCTACCGGCGCTGGTGCAGGAGGCATACCCCGTTGTGTCGCCGGCGTTCAGCGCGGTGAAAGCAATCGCTCAGGCGCGGCCATTCCAGGGGCGCTTGCTCAGGGAGTGGATGGCTGGCATTGAGTCCAGCCGTGCAGCCACAGTGCGCGACGCGGTGCGTGCGGGTGTGGTCGAGGGGCGTACTACTGCCGACATCGTTCGCACGGTCATGGGCAGCCGGGCTCAGCAATACGCAGATGGCTCGCTCCAGAAGGCCAGGCGCGACGTTGAGGCGGTTGTGCGATCTGCGGTATCCCATACGGCCGAATCGGCCAGTGACGCAGCGTACGAAGCCAACAGCGACATCATTAGCCATGTCGAGTGGCTCAGTACATTGGACAACCACACGTCGTCCGACTGCCGAATCCGTGACCGCCTGCCGTACACGCTGGGAACCTACAAGCCCATTGGGCACCAGGTTCCCTGGCTGGCCGGCCCCGGGCGCATCCACTTCTGCTGCCGATCCTCCAAGGTTCCTGTGCTCAAGAGCGCCAAGGCCCTGGGCTTCAGCGACGGAGCAACGCGGGCGAGCATGGACGGCCAGGTGCCGGAGTCAACCACCTATGCCGAATGGCTTGGGAAGCAGTCGGCAGCTCGTCAGGACGAGATCCTCGGGCCTGAGCGCGGCAAGCTGATGCGCCAGGGCAAGCTCAAGCTCAAAGACTTCTACAACGACAAGGGCAAGTTTCTTACTCTTGAGGAACTGCGCAGCCGTATGACTGGTGCCTTATAATCCTGGCTTTTCCTGGCCTAGGTAGATCTGATGAAGGTTGTATCAGTATTGATTGCTGTCATGGTTGTCGGTGTCTTGTCTGCGCTTGCAGGTCTGACGGCCGGCATTAACTTCAATCCTCAGTCCACGGTAAAATTTGTGCCCGACTGGGGAAGTCTTGGTGACTGGGTTTCAGGTGTAGGCGCATTTGGTGCTATCTGGGTGGCATTGGCGCTGGCAAACAAGCAGCGGAGCCAAGAGCTTCCAGATCTGCGATTCTCCATGTCGGGTAAATATACGTTTACACTCGTCAATCATGGAAAGCTCCCAGTCATGGTGAATGCTCACAACGTAATTCTGTCTAACCCTAAGGGCGGGGGATCGTTCTGGTTTGGACCTGACTGTCTGTCTAATGATCCTCAGGTGGTAGAGCTGGCGTTTGGGCAGCAAGTGTCTTTCAAGTACTCGGAAGATGTGCTGGGGCACATTGTAGATTGGATTAATAGTAGTTGTGGCGGTAATTTCCAAGATATGAGGTTTATTGTTGGTACGCCGACCAAGGCCTTTGATTTTCCAGCCGATGATTACTTGATTAATCATATAAGATTTGAAATGAAAAAGTCTCCTTTGACTAAATAAGTAGTTGAATCCTTGATGAGGCCCTACCTACGTAGGGCTTTTTTTTGCCCGCAGTTCGGATGGACGGGGCGCAATAGGGCCGGATGGCCTGCGATGGGCGGATGCCCGGAGACCGATATGAAACTGAAGCTCGATGACCAAGGCCATGTTGTTGTTCAGGATGGCAAGCCCGTCTACATCTACGACGACGGTAAGGAACTGCCCTTCGATGCGGCTGGTACCGCCGGGACCATCTCCCGCCTGAATGGGGAGGCGAAGTCCCATCGCGAGCGTGCCGAAGCTGCCGAGGGCAAGCTGAAGCTGTTCGATGGTATCGAGGATGGCGAGGCCGCCCGCAAGGCGCTGGAGACCATCAAGAACATCGACGAAGGCAAGCTCATTGCCGCCGGCAAGGTCGAAGAGATCAAGCTTGCAGCCCAGAAGGCCGCACAGGACCAAGTGGCTGCTGCCAGCAAGACGCATACCGAAGAGCTCGCCAAGGCTCAGCAAGGCCTGGCACAGCGCGACCAGACCATCCACAACCTGCTCATCGGTGGCTCGTTCAAGGGCTCCAAGCTCATCAGCGAGAAGTTCGCCATTCCGGCCGACATGGTGGAGTCCCACTTCGGCAAGGCCTTCATGGTCGAGGAAGGCAAGGTCGTGGCCTACGGCGACGACGGAAACAAGATTTTCTCCCGGGTTCGCGCAGGCGAGCTCGCAGACTTCGACGAGGCGCTGGAAACCCTCGTCGAGCGCTACCCGCACAAGGACTACATTCTGAAAAGTTCAGGTGCTAATGGCGGTGGTGCACAGCACGGCGGCAATGGCCAGACCGGCAAGAAGTCCGTCACCCGCCAGCAGTTCGACCAGATGAACCCCGCCGAGAAGTCCGCATTTGCTGGCTCCGGCGGCATCGTCACCGAATAACCGCTGGCAAACAGTCCATGCCGTGCCCCTGGATAGGGGGCGGCGCTTGGGTCGGATGACCCGTATTCACAAAACCCAAACGCCGATCCTTAGGAGATCCAAATGGCTAACACCCTTACTGGCCTGATCCCAACCCTCTACAACGCGCTCGATGTCGTGTCGCGCGAGTTGGTTGGCTTCATCCCTGCCGTGTCCTCGGACATGACCTTCGAACGTGCTGCGCTCGGTCAGACTGTTACCTCTCCGGTAACCAACGGCGCGACCGCTAGCGACATCGTCCCAGCGGTAACCCCGCCAAATGACGGCGACCAGCAAATCGGCCAGGTCTCGATGACCATCAACAAGGCCCGACGCGTGCCGATTCGCTGGAACGGCGAGGAAAAGCTGGGCCTCGACAACAACGGCGCCTCGTTCAACGTCATTCTGCGTGACCAGATGGCCCAGGGCATGCGCACCCTGGTCAACGAAGTCGAGGCTGACCTGGCTGCGGTGGCCGTGAACGCCTCGCGCGCCTACGGCACTGCTGGCACAACCCCATTTGCCACCAACCTGGCTGACAGCGCCCAAATGCGCCGCATCCTCTCCGACAACGGTGCTCCGCTTGGCGACCTGCAGATGGTGATCGACACCTCCGCCGGCGCGAACATGCGGACCTTGACCCAACTGTCGAAGGCGAACGAAGCAAACGACGACAGCCTGCTGCGCCGCGGTGTGCTGCTGGATGTGCACGGCTTCGCTATCCGCGAGTCGGCCCAGGTGAAGACCCCAATCATTGGCAGCGCTGCTTCCGCGACCACCAACACTGCCGGCTATGCCGTCGGTACCACCGCCATCGTCCTGGCCTCGGCCGGTACCGGCGGTGTTGTGGCTGGCGACATCATCACCTTCGCCAGCGACAGCAACAAATACGTCGTCGCCGCAGGCGATACCGATGTTTCCAACGGCGGCACTATCACCCTGGCTGCTCCTGGCCTGCGAAAAGCCATCCCGGCCGCCGCCACTGCGCTGACCGTCGTATCGGCCAGCACCCGTAGCGCAGCATTTGCCCGCTCGGCGATCGCACTGGCTACCCGTGCACCGGCTCTGCCACCTCAGGGCGACTCGGCAATCGACCGCATGCTGATCACTGACCAGGTCAGCGGCCTGACCTTTGAAGTGGCGATGTACGCCCAATACCGCCAGATGCAGTACGAAGTGTCGCTGGCCTGGGGCACCAAGGCGGTCAAGTCCGAGCACATCGCCAGCCTGCTGGGCTGATACCGAAACCGGTTGCGGCTGGCGCTGCGTGCGCTGGCCCACCTCTCCAGGAGAAGTTCATGAGCAACAAGACCCTGAAAGTAAAGCCATGGGGCGAAGGTCAAGGCGATTTCGTTGTGATCAACGAGGCGGACTTTGATCCGGACCTGCATGACCTGCTGGGCGAGGCTGAGAAGCCCGGCAAGGCCCCGAGCATCGACGACATCCGTGCAGCCCTGACCGGACGAAACATCCAGTTCGATCCCAAGGCCAAGAAGCCGGAGTTGCAGAAGCTGCTCGATGACGCGATCGCGGCTGAAGAGTTGGTCACCAAGCTGAAAGCGGCCCTCACCGAGAAGGGCGTCCCGTTCGGCGATGAAGCCAGCCTGGAAGACCTGCAGAAGCTGCTGGGCGAGGCCGAGTAATGACCACCTACATCACCGTCGAGCAGGTAGACGCCCTGCTTGGGCAGGCCTGGGCGCCCGACGACCAGAAAGCCCGGGCGGTGCTGATGGCCAACACCTGGCTGACGAACCTCCGTCTCCCTTCGTTCGATCCGGTGCCGGATGCCGTCGTGCAGGCCGGTGCTGAGATTGCCCGGGAGGCGGCTGCCGGCAACATCTACGGCACAAAGGAGACCGGCGTGCTGAGCAAGTCGGTCAACGCCGACGGCGTGTCCAGCAGCAAGACGTTCTCCCAGTCGTCTCGCAAATTTAGCGCTGGTGAGTCATTTGCCCTTGCACTGCTGGCGCCATATCTGAACAACACTGGCCAGACTAAGGTTGTGAGGAGCTGATATGGGGCTTCGCGATGAACTACAGGCCGACCTAGCCGAGGCGTTCGATACAGACCTTGCCGATGCGGTTTCGGCGGTTGAGGGTAGTAGGTCGGTGGCGGGCACGTATGACCCGGTAAAGGGCGGCAGTACGCCGGCCGCAACCCTGTCATACGCCGGCCGCGGCGTCTTTGGGCAGTACCAAGCCCGCGAGGTCGACGGCACGCGCATCTTGACCTCGGACGTGCGCCTCAAGGCCCTGCAGAACGAACTGCTCTTGAGGGATGGCGAGCAGATCACTGATATCCCCGCCACTCCTGCCATCGGCGATCGCATCAGCGGCTATCGGGTCATGAACGTGGGGCAGGACGCGGCCAAGGCCACTTGGACCATCCAACTGAGGAAGTGACCATGGCCCGCGGCTCACACATGACAGACCGCTATGGCGGGCTGGATGGAAGCTTCGCTGCTCAGCTACAGCAGTTCGCCGAGCAGGCAAAAGAGGCAATGGACCTGACCTTTCGTGAAGTCGTGATCATGGTTGGTCGAAGGCTGGTGACTATGTCGCCGGTCGGCAATCCGGACCTCTGGAAGGTCAACATAGAGGCTCAGGGCAGTGCATCGGAGAAGATTGCGGCGTACAACTCCAGGGCCGAAGCCATCAATGCCAGTATCACGTCGAACCCCGGCAACTACACCAAAAGTGGAAACCTCAAGGAAGGACTTCGCCTTCGTAAACCACTCACCAAGCGTGAACAGCGCGAAAACTTCGGGTTTGGCGTTCGAAGCGTTGGCCAGGGCTATGTCGGTGGCCGATTTCGCAGCAACTGGCAGCTTTCTACTGGTGTTCCAGCAGTTGGCGAGATTGAGGATATCGAAAGCGCGGGTGAGACCCTGGACAGGATCATCGCTGCAGCTGGTGACCTGAGCGCAGGCGAGGTCGCATTCATCGTAAACAACCTGCCATATGCCATCCCCTTGGAATACGGCCATAGCACCCAGGCTCCGGCCGGCATGGTCCGTGTCACCGTCGCCGATTTCCAGCGGATCGTAGAAGCAGCCATTAGGACCCATCGAGTATGAGCCATGCACGAGCCCGTCAGGCCATCGAGATAAAGCTGATGGCCTGGGCAGCGGCGCGCCCGATCCGGGTCGCGAACTTCGAGCAGGGTTTCGAGGCCTTGCCGGGAGAAACATACCTGCAGGCTTACCAGCTGCCTGGGGAAACCACCTGCCGTTACTTGGGTGGCGAGGCCTACGAGTACACCGGAATCTACCAAGTCAGTATCACCTGCCCGGCGGGCCAGGCCTTGGCGACCGCCGAATCGCTGGTAGATGAGCTCAGCGCCCTGTTCCATGTCGACTCTAAGCTCAGCCGCAACGGCTTCGAGGGAATGGTCACCGAGCCAGTTGACCAAGGCCCAAGCATCCCCGAGTCGGCGACCTACACGGTGCCGGCCAGCTTCACCTACCGCGGTGTCGCGGACCAATCGCCCGCTGGGGCATAACCAACCGCCGCCTGGCGGGCTATCAAGAGGAAACAACCATGGCCGCACGCTTCCCGCTGCCGAACGGCTCCGTGCTGGAAATCGCCAGCGTACTCGCCGCTGCCGTAGCCTTCACCGCTCTAACCAACGCTGCGCCGCCTGTGGCCAGCGCTGCAGGACACACCATCAAGAACGGTGATGTTCTTGTCGTCAGCTCAGGTTGGTCGCTGATCAACGACCGCGCTGTTCGCGCGGCCAGTGTTGCCGCTGACAAGTTTTCGCTGGCCGGGCTGAACACCACCAACACCGATAAGTACACGGCCGGGGCGGGTGTGGGCTCTGTTATCCCGGTGACCAACTGGGCTCAGATCTCGAAGGTGACCGCTTTCACCTCTTCGGGAGGTGAGCAGCAGTACCTCACGGTAGGGTACCTGGAGGACGACGACGATCGCCAGTTCCCCACCAATCGCAACCCGATCACGCTGTCGATCACTGTCGAGGATCAGCCTGCGGCTGCCTACGTGGGCCTGGTCGAGGCCTATGGCGATAGCAAGGAACTGACCGTGGTGCGCCTGAAGTTGCCAAATGGCGACCAGATCCTCTATCCGGGTTACGTGAGCATCACCACCACCCCAACGATGGAGCGTAACAACCTCATGACCCGCACCATCAGCATCGCGCTGTCGGGACGTCCGGTCCGTTACTTGGCCGGCGCATAAGGAGCCCCCATGGCGAAGATCAAAATCGCGCAGGACCCGACGTTCACTGCCGAGGTGCAGGTTCCTCGAATCGGTGGAGAGCCAGTGCCGGTGGAATTCGAGTTCCGCTATATGGATCGCGTGACGCTGGCCGGCATGTTTGATCGCTGGAACAAGGCTCGCGACGCTTGGGCGGAGCAGGCTAGGGTCGACAACGCTACGTGGGAAGAGGTGACCGCTGGCGAAATCGCTCTGCAGGCCGAGCAACTGGGCGAAATCGTCACAGGATGGGACTTGGAGGACAAGTTCAGTCAGAAGGCGATCCTCGAGCTGGTCCGTACCTGCACGGGTGCGCCTAAGGCCGTCATCGACGCCTTCCAAGCTGCTTACAGCCCGGCCCGATTGGGAAACTGAGGGCGGCGGCCCGGGCCTGTTATGAGCGTGGGCCATCTGCCGAGCAACTGGCCCCGCTGGGGCTGACCCTGGCGGACATCCCTGAAGAGGAAGTGGAGGTTTGGCCAGACGCTTGGCCAGCCTTTCGGCTGTTCGACGCGATGGGCACGCAGTGGCGGGTTGGAACGGGCGGCCCGTCTGGCCTGGACTACTCAGCCATCCCCGCAACAGCCTCGATGCTCGGCATCAAGCGCCGCGACCTCACCGACATTTTTCCCGATCTCCGCGTCATGGAGGTTGAGGCCTTGGCCGTCATGGCCGAATCCATGGAGTAGATCATGACCACCATTGCCTCTCTCGGTCTTCAGATCGATTCCGGCGATGCTGTCGAGGCCAAGGATAACCTCGACCAGCTGACGGACGCTGGCAAGCGCACCGAGGAGTTGGCTGGACGAACTGGGCGCGCCTGGGAGACTGCCCTGGGCAGCTTGCAAGGTGATACCCGCCAGATCGTCCAGGAGCTGCAGTCGCTCAACGCCAAGCAGGCCGAGCTGGCGCAGCAGATGGCGACCGTGGGGCGTGCTGTTACCAGCGCCTCAACGGCGTTCAGCAGTGCCGCAGCGAATATGGGGGCGTTCCGAACCGAAGCCGCTCAGGCGGGTAAGGTTCAGGAAACGCTGACCAGTGCCACAGATGCGGGCGCCCAAGCCGGCCGGCGCGCTGCCGAATCCGCCGACGAGCAGCAGGCCAGGATTCTGGCCGTGGCCAAAGCCTCGATGGAGGCCAGCCAGTACGTTCAGTCGCTCAACCGGGCCACCGAGCACACAGTCGAGGTCACCTCTCAGGCTAACGCTGTCCTGTCCGAGAGCGCAAGTCGGCAGGCTGCCATCAACAGCCGGGCCCAGGCCCTCATTGCCACAGAAGAGCGCCAGGCGGAGGCGGCGAAGAAGGCAGCCGGCGCGCATCGGGAAGAAGGCCAGGCGCTGGAAGAGCTGCTGGGTAAGATCGACCCGACCGTCGCAGCTATGAGCCGGCTGGATCAGATGGAGCAAAAGCTGAAGGGCTTCCGCACCCGCGGCGCGCTCGATACGGAGACCTTCGGCGAGTATCAGGCGAAGATCGACCAGGCGCGCACTGCATTGGGCGGCGCCGATATTGCGCTGAACAAGACGGGTATGTCGGCCAAGGCCACCGCAGCAGCACTGCGCGGCGTACCGGCTCAGTTCACCGATATCGTGGTGTCCTTGCAGGGTGGACAGGCTCCGCTCCAGGTATTACTACAGCAGGGCGGGCAGCTCAAGGACATGTTCGGCGGCGTGGGCCCAGCCATTCAGGCGCTGGGCGGCTACGTCCTTGGCTTGGTGAACCCGTTCACCGTCGCAGCGGCGGCGGTCGGCGTGCTCGGATATGCCTACTACTCGGGCAGCGAAGAGGCGGTCGGTTTCCAGAAAGCGCTGATCACCACCGGCAACGCGGCCGGCACGACGTCGGACCGGCTTTCCGGCATGGCGCGCGAGGTCGCCGCGACTGTCGGTACCACCGGCGCCGCGGCCGAGGTACTCACCCAGCTGGCCGGCAGCGGCAAGATCGCCGCTGGCAGCTTCGTCGAGATCACCGAAGCCGCTTTGGAGTGGCGCTCGGCGACCGGGGAGGCGGTAGAGGAAACAGTTGCCGAGTTCGTGAAGATCGGCAAAGACCCGGTGACGGCGGCCAAAGACCTCAATGAGCAGTACAACTTCCTTACCGCAGCGACCTACTCGCAGATCGTTGCATTGAAGGAGCAGGGCGACACCATCGGGGCCGCCAAACTGCTCACCGACACCTATGTCGATACCATCAAAAATCGCAG